GCCCACGCAGCCGGAGATCAGGGGCAGGCGCAGCTCGGGCGGCGCCACGCCCAGCACGTCGGAGGCGAAGGACCAGCTACGCGGCGTGGGGAACTCCCGCTCGTTCCGCTCCGGCTTGAAGTCGTGCAGGAGCGCCGGCTTGTACTGCATCAGGGAGATGACGGCCGGGTGGACGCCCGCCGCCTGCGCCCACGCCGTCCAGTCGGCGAGGCTCACCTCCAGGTCCAGGTGGATGAAGCGGTTGAGGAGGGGCGTGATCAGCCGCCGCGCGCCCGCCTGGTCCTCCTGCCGGTTGCCGCACGCGACCACCATCGCCCCCTCCGGCAGGCGGTAGCTGCCCACCTTGCGGTCGAGCGTCAGCTGCATCGCCGCCGCCTGGACAAGCGGCGCCGCTTGCGGCAGCTCCTCCAGGGCGATGATGCCACGCCACTCGGGGTCGTCGGGGAACAGGGTGTTGACCCACTCGACCGTCTTCGCCTTCTGGTCCACCACCGGGAACTTCAGGTCGCCCGGCTCGTGGTACACCAGCCGCACGTCGAGCACGCCCACGCCCAGCTCGCCCGCCGCCTGCTTCACCACGTCGCTCTTGCCCACCCCCGGCGGCCCCCACAAGGCGAGGGGGCGCCTGGTCGGGTACAGCGCCTTGATGGCTCCCTTCACGTCGCTCGGCGTCATGGCTCGCTTTCTCGTGAGATGATGGAGGCGGGGCAACAATTGCCCCGCCTCGTTAACTTTACAACACGTTTCGGAAATCGTCAACTCAATTGCAATTCACTGGACCAGGGTGCCCATGTGGACCCCGGCCGATCGCGTGCGGACAACTACGAATTCACCGATCACGTGTCACCTCCAGCTTGTCAATGACCATGTCGAACTGCCGTAATACGGCGGCGTGGCCCCAGCACACGTCGTCGTTCATGTTGATCACCTCCTGGCGCGGGTCGTCGCAATCAATGCCGATTAGGAGGCGGCATGCGGGGGGGACCAACTGGTCGAACACCGACGCCGCCTTGTAAATGGCGCCGACGGCACACCACTTGCAGGCAACCACGTCATAAACGCCCACCTCGTACCCCTCCTTGTTCCTGGCGTAGGCGCCCGTCGTCCACCGCGTCGGGCTGGCGATCAGCTGCCGCGCCCCCTTCAGAACGTCAAGCGGCGTCACCGCCACCTCCCTCTTTGGCGATGGCCCCGTCGAGCACGGCCAGAACGTCTTCGTGCGTCGTGCGCGGCCAGTCGTTGAAGCTGACTATGTGCATCTCGTGCCTTACATACGGCCGGCGCAGGATGGCCCGTCGCACCGCCGAAGTCACCGAAATAGGCAGCGCGTCGTCTGACCGCATTCCGAGCACCCGGAGCAGGGCGCCGTACAGGCAGAACCGGCAGGCTTCCCTGCTGTGCAAAGGCACCTGATGGCCGAATCGGTCTGTAGACATGTCACCCCTTGCCCACGCCTTGGGCTGCTCGATCAGGGCGCGGGCCTGCTTCAACACGTCAACCACCCTCATGCCCCCGCCTCCTTCCTGGCTATCACGCGGTCGAAGATCGCGAGGACATCGCCATGACACGTCGCCTCGCTGTCGTTGACAGCAACGATGGATCGCAGGTCGCGCGGCAAACCCCGACACTCCTCATTCAGCAGGCAGATAGCCTCCATGCACCCCAACGTGCGCCCCAACGCCGCCCTCTCGCACGCGCCGGAAGCACACCACATCGCCGCGTCGCCAGCGAGCGGCGGCACGGTCGCGCCGTGTGCGTCCCTCGCCAAAGCGAACCGCGTCCAGCTGCCGGGCGGCGTGATCAGCTGCCGGGCTTTCTTCAAGATCTCGAACCATGTCATGTGCCTTTCCCCTCCTCTTTGGCGATGGCCCGCCTGATCAGGGCCGTCACGTCCGCGTTGGTCGCCTTCGCCTCGAACTCCGAGAGCGACTGGTACCTGCCCGGCATCTCCTTGTAGAGCGGGTAGAGGAAGCGCGTCGGCATCATGTTCCATTGCCCCACGCCGGCCGCCTGCATGGCCAGGCCGCGCAGGTCAGACCTGCCGCTCGCCGTCGCGGCCAGCATCGTCGCGTGCAGGAACTCAAGAGTCGTCATAGCGCGGCCCTCCCGATGGCGTCCTCGAACAGGGCCATGATCTCACCGTGCTCGCGCGACGGGCCGTCGTTGTAGCTGCTGATCGTGTCCCGCCTGTTGGGCAAGGCCGCCTTGAGCATGGCGATCGCGGCCTGCCGCACCCATTCCGGCTCGTCCTGCCCCTGGCGCAGCACGGCCCCGATGGGGCAGAAGCTCACCGCCGCCGCCATGTCGTAGCTCGTCGGCTTGCCCTTGATGTCACGGCACATCGCACCCCGCGACCACTTGGCCGGGCCGTCCATCAGAAGCTTGGCCCGGCGCAGCAGGCCACTCACGCGGCTTGACATGACCCCTCCCCCAGTCGGATCGCCTGGCTGAAAAGGGTCATGATCAGCTCGTGGCTGCACCACTCCTCGTCGTTGAAGCGCGGCACGCTCTTGTAGCCGAACGGCAAGGCCGCGTGGAGCAGCCGGTCGGCCTCGTCGATCTCGTCGTAGCTAGCGTGTACCGCCAGCCCGCACTTGGCCAAAGCCCCGACCGGACACCACCGCACGCACGCCGGGTCGTCCGGTCGGAGGTACACCTTCCTCTCCGTCTTCTCGTCGATTCGGAACATCGGCCTGTTCGGCGCCAGCTTGGCCCACCTCATCGGGTCGCTCAGCAGATCCCGGGCCTCCTTGAGCACCCTCACCGCCCCCCTCTTCAGACCGCTCATCGTCGTCCCCCGTAAGATGATCTCCACCGAGCGCAACGCGCACCTGACCACCACTTCAACGACGCGGGCCGCCACGCCGGGCGCGATGCCCAGCATGGCGGCCACGTCCCGCACGGCCAGCGCCCTCAAGGCGTCTGACGGCGGCGGGGCGGCCGTTCCGGGCCGACTCCGCCCCGCCGCCGGCGGCTTTTGCCTCGCCGCCCACTTGTGCGTCGCCGCCATCTTAATCCCCGGAAGCCAGGTGTAAGAACAGCACCACCGCCATCAGCTCGATCCAGCACATCACGGCAACTCCTTGCTGCCCACCAGCGTCAGCGTCACCCCCACCTGCACCGGCACCTTCACGCCCCCCACCTCTAACGTCACCTTGCCGTTGGCGTACCACCCCAGCGACCCCGTGCTGAACTCTCGCGCCTCCGCCACCACCGCCTTCCCGTCGATCGTCACCAGGACGTCCTTCGCCTCCGCCCGGAACTTCGCCCGGTCAACCGGGCACACCGTCTTCGCAGCAGCCATCTCTCGAACCCCCCTTCGTGAAAAGTTTCCGTCACGCCGCCATCACGGCTTGAATGAAATATGCAACTCAATCACAATTCTGTCAAGGACATCGAACCCCCCTTCGTGAAAAGTTTCCGTCACGCCGCCATCACGGCTTGAATGGAATATGCAACTCAATCACAATTCTGTCAAGGACATATCGCATCCGTTTCAAGTTGCGAGTGAAAAATGGACCCGACCCTCAAGGCGATGCTCTATGAGGCGATGGCCGCTCACGGACGGGCGGCGGCCAACGCCTCGCGGTTCCGGGCGTGGCACCGCACGACACGGCTGGTCATGGCCGACAGGCTGCTCGACGACGGCGACGACGACAGGGCCGACCAGCTGCGCCGACTGCCCGGACTGGTGCCGCTCCTGTGCGTGCCGTTCACGCCGGGCCGGGTGATCTACAACGTGAGACCCCACGTCATGCCGGTCACCAAAGCCCGGCCCTGGCTACGCCTCCTGGACGACGACTTCGCCCAAGCCGGCATCGTCCGGTGCTTGGCGTACAGGGAGTTGTTATTCCAGCTGCCCACCCCCATCGGCGACGCCGGCCAGCCTTACGTCACCACCGGCCCGCTCTGGCTCGAAGTGATGCCCAAGGTGTGGGGCGTGGCCGTCACCATCGACCTCCACCCCGCCGACCCAGACGAGCAGACCACCTGGCACATCAACGTCGAAGCCGTTCTCGCGCAGAGACGCCGCGAACTCGCGGCCATGTTCGGGGAGTACGCCGATGCTCAGAAAGCTATGGAGGTGGCTCATGGGGCCTGACACCTGCATGTGTATCGGCTGCGCCGTCCGGCTGAAAGGGGGCCGCCTCATGTGCCCCCTGCACTGGCGCGACGTGCCGCCAGGCATCAAGGATCGGATTGTCGCGGCCTACGGGCTGGACGGAGACGAGTTCTCCCACCAGCTCCTCCGGGCCGTGAACGAGATCGCCATGCAGGAGGGCCTCATGTCCCTCGCCGACGCCATCGCCAGCGAGGAGGAGAGCCTCCGCAAGATGGGGCGCGCTCGTCGCCAACGTAAAAGGAGAGACCTTTGATGGCCACATGGACCAAGAAGGACGAGAACTTCGTCCGTGACAACTACAAGACGATGCCAATCGCCCAGCTCTGCCTCTTGCTCGGCCGCACGCCGATCCAAGTCCGCAACAAGGCGAATTGCATCGGCGTGCGCCGCCGCAACATGCTGCGCTATCTGGAGAAGGACATCCTTTACCTCTACAGCCGCCAGATGTGCGACTCCGCCATAGCCCGAGAGCTTGGCCTGGACCAGGGCGGCGTCTCACGCTGGCTACGCAAAAGAGGCTTGCCCCCTCACGGGTCGTGGGGGCCGGACCAAGACATCGCCAAATGGCGCCGGGCCTGCAACATCAGAGCACGCCAGATCGGCGCCAGCTCCATCCAGGAGCTGGCCCTGTGTGCCAAGCGCTTGCGATATCTCTCCTTGATGCCCGGCTGCACCACCAAAACGCAGGTGGCCGTCATGAAGGCCATCAAGGCCGCGAACGCCGACCCCCTTACAGCCCCCCAGATCGCCGCCGCCGCCAACGTCCATGAATGGACGGCCAGGCGCGCCATCTACGAACTCGTCAAAGCCGGCGTCCTGCTGCGCTCGTCCGACAAGGTCCCGCGCTACTACCCCTCCACTCGCAAGGGTAAGGAAAGAAGGCACATCCCTTACCCCTCCGACGAACAGCTGCGCCGTCTGGCCGGCCATTTCCGCGACGAGTGGGTTGAATCACAACGCGTGCGGACCTAACCCACAAAAAGAAAGTGGCGCCGGCATCACGCCGGCGCCACTCGCGCGAAAATCACATGTGATTTTTACATCAGCCCGCCTTCATCTGGTCGCGATACCAAAACCTCATTGGCGCTGGCGTCATGAGCCTGGCGATCTTCACCGTTACCAGATTGCCATCACCCGATCGCACGTCGATATCCCACCATAGCCATCCAGCATCGGACACGAATTTCCCGGCCCCGCGCAACACGTCCGGGCTGGCTATGCGCGGCCGCTCCGCAAGGCCCTCATGCATAAGATCCGCCAGCGCGTTCCTCTCTAGCGTAGCGTCATCGCCCGCTATCCAGCGAGATACGATCCCCTCCCTCACCATATCTTCTACGCTCATCGCCCGGCCCCCTCCTGGCGAATGGGAACGGCCTGCCCCTTCACAAGGCGGTAGCGCTGCCCGGGATGACGGCTGGCGTAGGCGAGCCAACGCAGGTAGTTTGAGACGTCACGCATGATCGCGCGGGCTGAACTACGCTTGAGCTTCATTTGAGTCTCCTTGTGTGTACACCGATTGGTCACAAAACACCGTCGGTTCGGCGGCCGGCTGCTGCAGCACCTCTTGAGTCGTCTGGACGATCAGCATCAGGCAGTGACCGGCGTAGGGAACCCACGCCAGGTAGCCGGCCACCACGTCGAACTGTCCCTTGTCAACCGCCAGGTGGAAGTAGCAGACGTGGTTCACCCCCGTCAGCGCGGCGAACGTGATCAGGTGGCGCGCAGCCTCGCGCGGCCTGCCGGCCGCCCAGAGCCATTCGATATCGGACGCCACGCGATGCGCGGTCTGTTCCAGGATGGTCATGGCTTGTTCTCTTGCGTGTGCGGAATGGGAAGAAGGCCGGGCGCCATGTGGCGCCCGGCCGGATGGGCGGGTAGGCGCGTCAGGCGGCCTTCTTAAAGGATGCCTGCTTGGCCTCCGCCGCCACCAGCGCCTCACGCGCGGGCTTGTCGAACGTCTTCGCCGGCATGGCGTTCACCAGCGCCAAGAAGTGCGTCAGGACCGCGCTGGGGTCTTTACTCTTCACCAAGATCTGAGCCAGCATCTCGGCCACATCCTTCGGGTCCGCGTCCGCGTAGCCGTTGGGGTTGATGCGAGCGATCCTTCAGCTCACTGCACGTCTTGACCACCGCGTCGCGGCCCTCGCCCACCTTGACCGCTTGCGAAAACGCGGCCTTGCACTCGCCTTCCAGGCCGGGCAAGAGGACGTAGTCCTCCTCACCAGTGCCCTCGTTGACGGCGCACACCAGCGTGGACCAGCCGTTGACGTAGTGGCCAAAGGGGTGGTCCGCCGCCGCCTTGACCCCCGCCTCCTCGCCCAGCAGCCGGTAGGCGTGGTAGCACCGGATCAGCCCGTTCACGTCCACCCGGTCGTTGGCGTGTTTGGCAATCTCGCCCGCGATCGCCATCACGGCCGTCTCACGCGACTTGAGGCCAGCCGCCAGGCGGAGGCGGATGTACTGGTGGTAGTGCTTCCCAGCCATCAGTTTGCCCAGTCGGGACGCCTTCTCGCCCTTGGCAAACTCCCGCGTTCCGGCCTTCAGTTCCCCCACCGCCCGTTCGTTCAGCTCCGCCGCCTTGTCCGCCTCATCATGGGCGGACGCGGTTGCCTCACTGGCTGCCTCCGTCTCGGGGGTTCTGTCTTCCTGCTGCTCTTCCGCCGGTGGCAGCACGTCCAGGATCTCGACATGTCCTTTGGACACAACCTTCGTAGCCTGTACCATGTCTCGACTTCCATCTAGTCGGGGCCGGGCGGGGGCGTGTTCGTAGCACGCGCCCCGCCGCTCTGTTGAAGCCTGGCGAAGTGCCAGGCAGCCGCTCGCGTCCCGTCGAAGGGAGGGGCCATGTCGCAGCCCCGCGAGCGTCATGGTCAGGGGGCCACACGGCGCGCCCACCGCACTCGGTCACCAATTGCCGCCTGTGCCAGCCCTGCCAGGCGGGTCAACAGCAGCACCTCGCGCTCATACGCCGTGAGGCTGTCCATCCGCCCCTGCACATTCGTAGTCGCTTGCATCGATACATTCCCCTCTCTTTGGGATAGTCTCCTTCGCGGCGGATCGTCCGCCCGAATTGAATCTATGTTGCATCTGAGTGAATGTCAAATGGATTTCAAAATCACATGTGATTTTTGAATCGAGTGTAGATATGTACACCCATACCCACGCTCCGTTAATGCTGGTACTAGATCTTGTGTGTTTAGTCTTGGCTAATGGGTGGGGTTAGGTGGGGAAAAAACGGTATAAAAATGTATAACCTTTCCGGATTCCGAAAAGTGGTTCTATTTTGGGAATGCTTAAGTCTTGACGCGGCAATGAGTTACATCGTAAGGCCGGCCCGGCCCGGCCCCCGGATTCGCTATCACAGTGAGTCACTGATTGGGCGTGGGATTTTTAGCGAACCTGAACTTTGCCCCTTGCGCATCCAGGAGATATGAATAGTGGACATAAGAGGTCTCAAAAGTGACCACCCCCACGAGTTGTGCAGAATTGTGGGGTGGATCTCTTGGTGTGCTATGTTTGCCAAGAAAGGGGGGAAATGTGTGATGGGGATAAGAGATGCTGGGAAGTGCTGGTGGATGTGGTGCGCGATGGCGGCGCTAGGCATCCTGATGGCCGTGTCGTGGTGGGTGAGCTGGCGGGTGACGTTGGGGCCGGCCGGAGGGCTGTATCGAGGCCCGTTGTCGGCCGGCCCTAAGAAGTGAGTCAAGGGGCGGGGGCGAGCCTCATGAGGAGTGTGTTCCAGATGACAGTCCCGGTCCAATTGCCTTCGGTCTCGATCCAGTCGACGTCGCCGGAGAACTTGAGAGGCGTGCGGCCTTCCTTGTTGACGGAGACGACGAACTTGGCGGGCTGGGTGTTGATTGTGGTGGCCCAGTCACAGACGCCGTCGGGGCCGGTCTCCAGGAGGCGGTTCTCGACGGGTGGGCCGTCGTTGTGCAGCTGGAGGTGGATGACGGCCCCTTGGATGGGCTGTTGGGCTTCTTGCTTTTGGACGTACAGGTAGAGGTGGTAGGTGGACCCGGTGGGCGGGTCGGCGGGCTTGCGCTGGAGCTTGCCGACCTCTTCAGGCGTGGGGGTGAGGTGTACGGTGTAGCGGCAGACGGCCCCGACCCACTCCGCGCCCTCCTGGTCCCACTCGACGACCCCCTTGAAGGTACAAGGCTCGTACCCGGCCTTGCAGACGGTGATCGTGTAGTCGCGTGGCCTGGTGTTGATGGTGGAGTAGTGATGTAGGCAGCCGCCCTCCCCTGTCTGGAAGAGGCGGTCCTCCACCGCTTCTAGCTTGAGGTGGACGACTGCTCCTACCAGGGGCTGCCCCTGGTAGTCTGCGACCCTCATGTTCAGGTGGTAGGTGTTCGCCATCAGTGTGCCTCACTCAGGTGGCGCCAGGTTGCGCCAGGATCGCGCCTGACGCGCACCAGCAGGGGTGGTGCAAACAGCTGTACGCTGGGAGGCGGCCCCTGTAGCACCCGGTGTGCCCCATAGGGCCGCATGTGGGCTTGCCGCACTGAGCTGGTATGAGCCGACGAACGCAGCATGCGGTATGGAGAAGGGGAGGTGCGCACACACCCCGCCGAAGCGGGGCTATGTACACACCTCCCCTGTAGCGCCTGCGTATACGGAGCCAGGGTATGGTAGCTTGCGCGGCGGTGGTTTTGGTGTCGCAGTTCTGCCGCTTGCGCCCGACACTGCGTCAGGGGGGTGGTCCATCTGGCTTTCCCAGTAGGTCTACCACCGGTCCGGGGCCGTTCGTGGCACCTTACCCCGCACCCTGATCCAGACGCACTTCCTGACCGTAACATGAGGCCCCGTCTGGCGCCGGGCCTGTCCCCACTTGGGCTGTCAACGAGGGCGCAGTAACCAACTAGCGCCGCACCGCCCACCTATGCTAGGGGCCGCACTTGCCCAACCTGGGGCTATGTGCTTGGGCCGGTGTGCGCGTCGCTCCTCGCGAGAGCGCCCTTTCACCAGCTTGCAAGGTAATTGAAACAAGATTTTCACTGGAAGTCAAGTGGGATGGCTTGCAAACTGGAGAAAAATGTGATGAGATGGTCTTGCAGGACGTAAACAGGGTCAAGGGAAGACCGAGTGGAAACCACGACGACGAGCGCGCCGGCCGTGCAAGACCAGGCGCCAGTGACGGCGCCGGCGGCGCCAGCTGCGAGCCAGGCGGCGCCGGTGACGGCGCCGGCTCAGGCGCCGTCTCAGGCCGCGCAAGACTACCAGTCGGTGCGTGACGCGTTGGCGAACTACGGCTACGACGTTCGTGGGCAGTTCCAGGACGACCACGCGGCGTTGCAGCACCTGGCGAGTTTGGCGCGGCAGGCGCAGGAGCAGCAAAGTTTGCTGCCGTACGCGCAGCAGTACATGCAGCACGCGGCGCAGTTCCAGCAGTATTTGGCGGAGCGGCAGCGTGCGGCGCAGGCGGCGCAGGCGGCGCAGCAGAGCTGGTGGACGGCGCCGGAGTACGACCCGTCCTGGCAGCAGAAGCTGATGCGAGACCCCCAGACGGGGGAGATCCGGGCGTTGCCTGGGCACGACCCGTCGATCGTGCAGAAGTACCTGGCGTGGGTGGACCACCAGCGCGGGTTCTTGGACCGGTTCGCGCGAGACCCGATCGGGTCGATCCGTCCGGGGATCGAGCAGGTCGTGCAGGCGATCGTGCAGCAGCAGGTGCAGCAGTCGCTGGGCCAGTACCAGGAGCAGTCGCTGGCGAGCCAGTTCCTGGCGCAGAACGCGGACTGGCTGTACGAGAGGGGCGCGAACGGGGCGCCAGTGCGAGACGCGCGAACGGGGCGGCCGGCACTCTCCTCGCTGGGCCAGCAGTTCGCGCGGTACGTCTACGAGGCGGAGCAGATGGGCCTCATGGACACGGCGTCGCAGCAGCGTTACGCGCTGGGCTTGCTCCAGCGCGACTACCTTCTGGCGACGGCGCAGCAGGGGGCGCCGGCGCAGCAGCCGCCTGGGCAAAACGCGGCGGCGCAGCAGTTCCTCCAGCAGGCGGCGGCGGGTGCGCACCAGGCGCCGGTGGCGCCGGCGGGTCCGGCCAACGGGGGCTACAAGCCTCCGAGCGGGGCCAGCCCGAGAGGTCTGATGGAGGAGATGATGAGGCAGTTCCAGGCGGCGGGCATCCAGCCCGGCCAGCAGCTCGTGTGACGATCTGAGTCCCAAGGAGGGGAGGGGCGCTCATGGCGGAATGGAGCCGGATCGTTAACACGACGATCCACAAGTACATCCGTGAGGTGGAGGTCGGCGTCCTGCGCAACCGCAAGCTGCTTGCGATGCTGCGCGAGAAGGGGCGGATTACCTTCAACCATGCCGGCGACCTGATGGACTGGAAGGTCCGGTTCAAGCGGGCGCCGATGGTGGGTTTCGCGGACCTGGACACGCTGACGTTCACGAGGCGTGACCGGTGGAAGACGGCGCAGCTGGACTGGCGCGGGTACGCGGCGACGGACGCGATGACCAAGCGCGAGAAGCTGATCAACAAGAACACCGAAGCGATCGTGAAGGTGTACAGCGAGATCGCCACGAACCTGATGGAGGACATGGAGGACCAGTTCGGCGACGAGCTGTACATCGACGGCAACGCGACGGGCAACAGCAAGCGGATTCACGGCCTGGAGAGCTTCCTGGGCGACACGGGGTCGGAGGCGGCGGCCGGCTTCGTGTACCCGCCCAGCGACACCTACGCGGGCCTGGTGACCACCTTGGGCAACTACGGCGGCAGCTGGAGCACGGTCTCCACCAACGTCAACTGGCCGAGCGGCACGGGCGACGCGCACTACGATTTCTGGTCGCCCTTGATCGTGCGGTACACCTCGAACAGCTGGCAGGCGACCACGAAGACATGGCCGAACACGTGCCGGGAGGCGCTGCGTTACGCCCTGATCAAGGGGCGGCGTAACAAGAGCAAGCGGACGCAGATCGACATGGTCCTGCAGGAGGGCGAGCTGTTCCGCCAGTTCGAGGAGAAGATCGAGACGAACGAGCGGCTGCTGGTGAACCGCAACGAGGACGTGGGCCTTTGGAAGCTGGGCTTCCGTGACGTGATCTGGTTCGAGGGTGCCGAGCACACGTTCGAGTACGGGATCCCGACGGGCGTCGTGTACGGCCTTTGCACGGACGCGTTGGAGCTGTGCAGTTTGCAGGGCCAGCTGTTCGTGCCGGAGGGGCCGGACTACGACCCGGCGACGCAGACGTGGCGTTTCAGCTTGGACTTCTTCGGCAACCTGAAGGTGGCCAGCCCGCGCCACTTCTTCAAGATGCGCGGCACCTGAGATCAAGTGGGAGGATTTCTCATGTCTCGTGACAACGCGCTCCCCTTCGACCGGGGGGTACCGCAAACGGAGGCCGGGGCCTTCGATCACTTGCTCGGCCGCGAGTACGTGATCGAGGACGTGGACTGGAACGCGGCTGGCGGCACGAAGCCGAGCCGCTCGGGCAAGTTCGTGCGGGTGAGGCTGGTGAAGAACGGCTCGGCGGTGGCGCTGCTGCCGTCGCGGCTGGTGAGGTTTAGCGTGACGGCTGGCGAGAACGGCCACGTCGTGACTGGCTACGGGAGCGTGACGCACGAGCGGGCCTACCCGGTGGACGAGTTCATTCCGGCGGCCGGCGCGCCGGCAGGCAGCTACTTCTACATCGTCGTGTCCGGGCCGGCGATGGTGACGACGGCCCTGGCGGGCGCCGACTTCAACGGCGACATCGCGGTGGGGGACGCGCTGAACGCGGGGACGGCGGCGGCGAGCACGGGGACGACGGCGGGCCGGGTGCAGAAGCAGAACATCACCGCCAGCTCGCAGACGACGGACTACTCGGCGATCATCAACGCCGCGCAGAACCTCGTAGGCCGCGCGCTGTCGGCGGCGACGACGGGGCAGACGAGCACGAACATCCTGTGCGAGGTCGGCAAGTTTTGACGGGCCAAGGCGCGGGGGGGGGGCGATCGATGGCCGGCTCAGTGTGACCCCGCCCGCGCCCCTTTCCTTTCCTGGGGGCGACGCACATGCCGACGGAGTACCTGCTCGGGACGGACGGCCCCACGCAGCTGGATGTCAAGCGGGCGGTGGTCAATCACGGGTCGAGCGGCGACAACACGATCGTCGCGGCGGTGACGGGTAAGAAGCTGCGCGTGCTGTCGGGCTACGTCCACGCGGCCGGCGCGGTGCTGGTGCGTTTCGAGAGCGGCGCGGGCGGGACGGCGTTGACGGGGCAGATGTCGCTGGCGGCGAACGCGGGCGTGGACCTGCCCTACGACCCGCTCGGCCACTTCGAGACGGCGGCGGGGCAGCTGCTGAACCTGGAGCTGGGGTCCGGCGTCAACGTGTCGGGGTGGATCAACTATATTGAAGTCGGCCCGTAAGTGATGTGTGGCAAAGACTTCCTTCCTCTCCAGGGGAAAGTGGATGCCGAAGCACAGCGTGATGATCTGCCGGTTCCCGTACGGGGGCTACGAGCTGTCGGAGTGCGTGGACTGGCTGGTGGAGACGGTCATCGAGATGAAGGGTGACGCCAGGGTGGGCGACATCTTCCGCAAGAGGATCGCGGACACCCCCATCTCGATGACGAGGAACGAGGCGTGCTTGGTGGCGAGGGAGCTGGGCGCCGACTTCCTGCTGATGATCGACGACGACGTTGCGCCGGACCACCACGTGAAGGAGGCCGGCTCGCGGCCGTTCTGGCGTAGCAGCTTCGAGTTCCTCCTGGCGCACAAGGGGCCGGGCGTGGTGGCGGCGCCTTATTGCGGGCCGCCTCCTCATGAGAACATTTACGTTTTCCGGTGGCGCAACAAGGCGAGCGGCAACCCGGCCGACCACCAGGTGCTGGACCTGAAGCTGGACCAGTACACGCGTGAGGAGGCGGCGGAGCGGACGGGGATCGAGGAGGTGGCGGCCTTGCCGACGGGCCTCCTCTTGATGAGCACGGCGGTGCTGGACAGGCTGCCGCCCCCCTGGTTCGAGTACGAGTACGCGGACCTGTACAAGGCGCGGAAGGTGACTACGGAGGACGTGTACTTCACGCGCAACCTCTCTATGTCGGGCGTGCCCGTCTACTGCAACTGGGACGCCTGGGCGGCGCACGACAAGAGGAAGCTGGTGGGGAGGCCCCGGCCGGCGACGTTCGATTTGGTGCGCGACGAGTACAGGAAGGCGTTCGAGATCCGCGCGCGTGGTGAGTCGCCCCGGATGATGGACGTGCCGCCGGGCGGCGTCATCGTGGGGACGTGAGGCGGCCGCGCCGCCAGGGAGGGGAGAGATGGCGCACATCATGGCGGCGGAGCAGGCGGGGGCGAGCCTGGCGGAGTACGGCATCGTGGGCATCTTGGTCACGGTGATCGTGGGGGTGATGGGGATGCTGTTGCGTCACATTCTCAGCCAGGCCGAGAAGGACCGGGAGATGTGGATCAAGCAGTCGGAGCGGTTCGTCGTGGCGCTGACGGGGGTGACGGAGCAGGTGCATCAGACGGCGGTGGTGCTGAAGGAGACGAAGGCGGAGCTGGCGATGCTCCGCGAGGAGTGGAGGGAGTACCGGGAGAGGAACAAGTGAAAAAGACTTACATCGCCTTGGCGGCGCTGCTGGCCCTGGCCGGCTGGGCGCCGGGCGCGGAGATCAGCCTGCCGGAGAAGGTGACGGTGAAGCCTGGCCGGCTGTTCAAGATCGAGGCCAAGGCTAAGGGGCAGGTGCGGTGGGTCAACGTGCACGACCAGCTGGACCTGATCCCCGACAGCTCGGGGGCGTATGCGATCGGGCTGGGCGCGGTGCCGGGCAGCTACAAGGTGGCGGCGTACGCCGGGGACAAGGACGGTGCGACGGAGCCGGCCTACTGCACGGTGGTGGTGGAGGGCGAGGCGCCGCCAGGCCCGAAGCCAGGGCCTGGGCCGAAGCCGGACCCGAAGCCGGACCCGGTCGTCAGGCCGTTGGCCTACCTCGTGGTTGTGGAGGAGACGGTGGAGGCTTCGGGCGTGCGCGGCGCGATGCTCCGCGACAGGGCGCTGCTGGAGCTGATGGCCGCGCGGAAGTACGTCGCGCGGGTGGTGGACAAGGACGTGAGGGACGGCGACGGCAACGTGCCGCGTGACGTGCGGCCCTACGTCGAGCGGGCGAGGGGCAAGTCGCTTCCCCAGCTTTACCTGGTGGCCAAGGATGGCGCGGTGCTGTACGAGGGCGCGTGCCCGAAGACGGCGGCTGACCTGGTGGCCCTCCTCAAGAAGATCGGGGGCTGAGCGATGGTCGAGCGATTCAAGAACGTCTTCACGGCGGACGACGGGTATGTCTACAAGCTGGGGAACCGCCTGCCGGAGCTGGGGAAGCTGAAGGCCGAGTGGCCGCTCTACGGCTCGGTGCCGAGCGCGCCGTTGATCCCGCGAGGCGACTGGCCGAAGTACGCGGCGAAGGCGTTCACGCCGAACCCTCACCTGCCGTCAGTGCACGACCAGAACGGCTACGGCATGTGTAATGCCAGCGCCACCTGCGCGGCGATGGAGTACTGCCGTGCGGTGCAGGGGCTGAAGTTCGTCAAGCTGTCGGCCGGGCACCTGTACGGCCGGATCAACGGCGGGCGCGACCAGGGGTCGCTGCTGGAGGACGGGCTGGAGGCGGCGATGAAGGTTGGCGTGGCCACCGTCGGCGCGTGCCCGTACCTGCAATGGCGGTCCAGGCCGCCTGGCAGCGACGAGCAGGCCAGGCACTTCCGGGTGCTGGAGTCCTTCCTGTGCCCGACGTTCGACCACGTCTTCAGCGCGGTGTGCATGGGCTTCGGGATGATCACCGGCATCCGGTGGTACGACAACTTCACCCCGAACGAGCAGGGCTGGCTGCCGCGTGCGGGGCGTGGCCGTTGGGGCGGGCACGCCATCTTCGGGCACACGCCCGTCGTGGACGAGTCGGACCCGGGCCACTTCGGCGTCGAGCACACCAACAGCTGGACGGAGCGGTACGGCAAGCAGGGCCGCTTCGTCATCGGCGAGGAGCACTACTCCGGGCCGGTGGGCGGGTGGTGGGCGGTGCGTGCGGTGACGGACGAGGGCGGCGGCGAGCTGCCGGAGCCTAAGGACTTGGAGTGACCACGATGCGTCAGCTGATGGCCGACTGTATCGCCCTGGCCGCGATGGCGGCCCTGGCGTCCGCCGTGCTGGGCGCGGCGCTGCCGGAGCCGAACTTCGCCCCGGCCCTGCCGGCGCCGAAGTTCCCGGCGCCGAAGAAGAAGGAGGCCCGGAAGAAGACCTGCCCCTGCTCGCCGGCCTGCGTGTGCGGCTGCAACGAGGGCGGGCCGTGCCGGTGCGAGGTGCGCGTGGCGCCGGTGATCATCCGCCCGGCGCAGCTGCCGGCGATGGGCAGCTGCGTGAAGTGAAGGTGAGTCCTTGGCGCCAGTTGGCGCCGTTCACGGAGAGAGACTGATGCCTACTGCCATCCCACCCCTGGTCGAGTCGTTCCCGTTCGAGGCGGCGTCGCTGCTGGTGGACCAGCTGCGCGGCCGGGCCTCGTGGGGCTACCGCACGATCGCGGCGGCCGGCCTCCAGATCGTCAGTTACGGCCTGCACGTCGCGCTGCCCGACGACGACGTGAAGGCGTGCTACCTGCCGGCCGGCTCGTTCGGCGAGACGCTGACGCACTCGGAGCTGGAGGACAAGCTGGCCGCCATCTGCGACGAGTGCGGCGGCGACCACGAGGGGAAGTGCAAGGCCGACGCCAAGTTCGACCCGGCGACGTGGCTGCTGATCATCCGCACGGTCCTGGAGATCATCGGCAACTTCCGGAGGTGATCCGTGCCGAAGATGCCGCGCCTGCCCCGCTCCGTCGTCCAGGCGATGGAGGGGGCGGGCGTCTCGGTGCCCCAGATCGCGGAGCTGGTTGGGCACTTCATGGAGCTGGCGGGGGGCGCCAGGAAGTTCGCCGTGATGCTGATGGACGAGTACCGCTTCGCGCCGGCCGGCTCGATCATGCGGCAACGGATCCTCGACAGCGTGCTGCGCATGATGGCGCTGGCCGGCCAGCAGATGGGCACGTCGGAGGAGACGGACCTGGTGAGCGCGGCCGACATGGAGCGCGAGCTGAAGAGGCTCATGGAGCAAATGCCAGATGCCCCGGAAGCCAAAGAACCCTGAAGCGCCCGAGCCGCCGAAGCAGTCGAGCCAGCGTAAGAAGCTGGCGAAGCTGCCGCCGCCGGACTACCGCAAGGGGCCTACGGGGAAGCCGGGCGGCCCGGTGAGGGCGGTGGCCTCGACGCAGGGGACGCCCCAGCCGCACATCCTGGTGGACGTCGGCGCGCCGGCGACGGACGTGACGACGGCGTTCGCGGCCGACTACGTCAACGCCTACACGATCCACCGCATCCGCAAGCTGGCGCACGAGATGGCCAAGAGGCGGGCGGAGGCGCTGAACCTGTTCGAGCCGCTCGACGGCCAGAAGGAGTTCTTCGCCAGCAAGGTGCCGTACCGACTGGTGCGCGGCAGCAACCGGGCCGGCAAGACGCTGTGCGCGGCGGTGGAGGTGGCCCGCGCCGCGTGCGGCTCGGACCCTCACGGGAAGTACCCGGGCCGCGACGGCACGGCCTTCCTGGTGGGCAAGGACCAGAAGCACGTCGCCAAGGTGATCTACGCGAAGCTGTTCCGGCCGGGGGCCTTCAAGATCATCCGCGACAAGGGGACGGGCCGGTGGCGGGCCTACCGGCCCTGGGACTACGAGGACGCGGGGCGGGCGCAGGAGGCCCGGCTGGCGCCGCCCTTGATCCCCGAGCGGCTGGTCCGCGAGGTGGCGTGGGAGAACAAGAAGGAGAACGTGCCGTCGGTGGTGCGGCTGACGAACGGCTGGGAGCTGTTCTTCTTCTCCTCCTTGGGCAAGCCGCCGCAAGGAAGCCCGATCGACCTGTTCTGGCTGGACGAGGAGATCGTGGACCCGGCGTGGTACCCGGAGCTGGCCGCCCGCGTGGTGGACCGGAGGGGGCGTGGCATCTGGAGCGCGACGCCCCAGGCGGGCACGGACCAGCTCTACGAGCTGCACGAGCGGGCCGAGAAGGAGCGGGCGCAGCTGGCGGAGCGTGACCGGCGCATCGCCGAGTTCGTGGTGCTGCTGGAGGACAACCGGCACATCGACGAGGCCGCCAAGAGGGCGCTGGCGGCGGACCTGAGCGAGGAGGAGGCGCGGGTGCGGATCGGCGGCGAGTACGCCGTCACGAGTTACAAGGTGTACCCGAACTTCAACATGCTCGTTCACGGCTGGCCGGAGATGGAGGTGCCGGCGGAGTGGACGCGGTACGCCTACATCGACCCCGGCCACCGGGTGTGCGCGGTGCTGTTCGCGGCGGTCCCGCCGCCGGGCGGGCCGGACATCGTGCTGTTGTACCGGGAGCTGTACATCCAGGAGGCGAGCGCCGCCGTGTTCGCGGCCGCCATGAAGGCCGCCGTCGCCGGCGAGGAGATCCAGGCGTTCGTGATGGACATGAACATGGGCCGGCACACCGAGCTGGGCACGGGCAAGACGGTGGCCCAGCAGTACAGCGAGGCGCTGGTGAAGGAGGGCGTCAAGAGCCGCGCGACGGGGTACAGCTTCCTCCCGGCGGCCGACGACGTGCAGGCGGGGGTCATGGCGGTGCAGGGGATGCTCCGCGTGCGCGACGGGGAGGCCGGGCCGAAGCTCCGGGTGATGCAGGGGCGGCTGCCCAATTTCGAGTACGAGATCAAGCGCTACCACCGCAAGCGGGTGGCGGGCGTGGTGAAGGAGGAGCCGGACAACCGGAAGGCCAACCACCTTATGGATGATTTGCGCTACATGGCGCTGCACGGGCCGAAGCACGTCCCGTCGCGGCCGCCCGCCACGAAAAGGTCGCCGGCGGTGGAGTACCTGAAGCGTAAGGAGGACCGCCGCCTCGCGCGGGACGGAGGCGGCGCGGTGAACCTTGGTCCCGGCAAGGGGGCGATATGGAAGTGACGTTGGAGGCCGGCCCGATGGCGCAGTCGCTGTTCCGGGTGTTCTCGGGGTGCTGCGTGCTGGCGGGGGACTGGGAGGGGCTGTCCTTGGAGGACCAGGCCCGGTGGTACGCCGTCGCGACGGGGGGGGCGCGGAAGATGCAGGAGCTGGAGGGCGAGACCCTGGCCGACGCCGGCCAGAAGTTGGCCGCCATCTTCGCCGGCGGCGAGGGCGTGCCGGAGGTGTTCAGCTCGCCGCCTGGGCGGCTGGCCTGGGAGGCGGTGGCGCGGCAGTTGTGGCTGCTGATCGACTGCGACGAGGTGGGCACGTTCGAGGACGGCGAGGCGATGTGTGTGAGCGTGTTCCGGAAGAAGATCGGCTTACTCAAGCAGGCGGGGTGAATTCAGTGACTCCTGAGATCGGGCAAGTTGTTCTTTGGTATCCTGAAGGTGACGCGAACGCCGCGCCGCACCCGGCGGTGGTGACGGCGGTGGGCCAGTCGGCCCTGACGGTGAACGTGATGGGGCCGGACATGCGTAACTTCCAGGTTCGGGACGGCGTGCATCACGTCGCCAGCGCGGAGGCGCGGAAGGACGCGGCGAAGGAGGCTGGCGCGTGGGACTTCACCCCGCGTGACCGGAGGGTGGACGCCCTGCTGAGCGAGCTGGGCGGCGTCAAGGAGTGACGCGATGGGCGAGGCGTTACGGCCGGTCGTGTCGCAATGGCTCCAGCTGCTGGAGGCTGCCCGGCAGCACAAGCAGAAGGAGTTCCAGGACGACGCCGACGAGTGCATGCGGTTCCTCGACGGGCCGTACGACTGGCTGTACGCGCCGCGCTCGGCCAAGGGGTCGTCGGGGTCGTTCGAGGCGGACGACCTGCCCGGCCCGTCGGTGCGCATGACGGTCAACAAGACGGCCGAGCTGGTGCAGCTGTTCGGGCCGGCGCTGTACCACCGCAACCCGGTGCGGAAGGTCAACCCGCGCAAGGTGTTCCCGCCGCCGATTGGCCTGTTCGGCGACGTTCAGAATGACCCCATGGCGGGGCAGGCGTTCCAGCAGGCCGGCATGGAGTACGAGGCGGAGAGCGGCGCGGACGTGGTGCGCGCCGAGCTGCTGGAGCGGTACCTGAACTACACGCCGGCGGCGCTGGACCTGAAGACGCACTCGCGGTGGGCGATCACGGAGGCGCTGATCAAGGGGGTGGGGTGCTTGTGGAGCCGGCCCTACAGCCCGCCGGGGGCGTCGACGCGGTGGGTGGGCAGCTTTTACGACAGTGCGGACAACCTCCAGATGGACCCGGACGCCACCTGCTTCGGCGACGTGAAGTGGCTGGCGAAGCGGTGCGTGCGGCCGACGTGGGAGGTGGAGCGCGTGTACGGCCTGCCGGAGGGGTCGCTCCGCCCGACGCCAGGGATGGAGTCTTACGCCCAGGGTTCGATGTCCAGCCCGGACGTGGACTACCGCCGCAAGCGGGGCCAGACGGCGAACCTGACGGTGTACTTCGAGGTGTACAGCAAGATGGGCCTGGGCGGCCGGCTGGCCGGCGTGCCGCCTGAGCTTCGCGCGAAGTTCGACTGGGTGGGCGACTACGCCTACCTGGTCGTGACGGAGGGGGTCCCGTACCCGTTGAACCTTCCCCCTCCGACCTGTGACGCCTTTGGGGAGGACGCAGCCCTTGCCCAGCAACTGCTCCCGGAAGTGCAACGCAGGGTCGCGTGGGAGACGCCATATTGGGCGGACGACGGCTGGCCGGTCAGCCTCCTCGCGTTCCATTGGCGCCCTGGAAAGTTGTGGCCGATGAGCCACCTGAAGCCGGGCCTTGGCGAACTGAAGTTCCTCAACTGGGCCTGGAGCTTCCTCGCGCATAAGGTGCGGGTTGCGTCACGCGACTTCATCGCGATTGCCAAGGCGGCGGGAGAAGAACTCAAGGAGAAGATCAAGCACGGCAGCGACTTCACGGTGCTGGAGATGGAGCAGGTGACCGGGCCGATCGACCAGGTGGTGAAGTTCCTCCAGCACCCCCCGTTCAACGCCGAGATCTACCGCGTGATCGAGGCGGTGGCGTTCAACTTCGAGCGGCGGGTCGGCCTGACCGAGCTGATGTACGGTCAGACCGGCCGCCAGCTCCGGAGCGCCCAGGAGGCGACGATCAAGGCGGACGCCGTCAACGTCCGCCCCGACGACATGGCCAACACCGTCGAGGACATGATGACGGACGTGGCCCGCAAGGAGGCGTTCGCGGCGAGGTGGCACCTGACGGGGGCGGACGTGGTCAAGCCGCTCGGCAAGATGGGCGCGATGGTGTGGGACGCCCTGGTGGTGCCGAGCGACCCGGCGGCGGTCCTGTTCCAGCTGGAGTACCGCGTGGAGGCGAACTCCGCCCGGAAGCCGAACAAGGCCAACGAGGCGGACAACATGCAGCAGGCGATGCAGGCGCTGTTCCAGCCGCTCCTGGGCTACAGCCAGGCGACGGGCGACGTGGGGCCGCTCAACGCGCTGGTGGGCGACTGGGCCAAGTCGATCGACCTTGACGGCGAGCGGTACCTGTTC